CATATTTAGAAGAAACTCTTTTTGAATGAACAACTAAAAATTTATTGGACTCTGCTTTTTTTGCTAAATTTTGTACACTTGTAAAAAAATCGTCCGTAGCTTTTCGTATTGCTTCTCTACTATTTAAAATCCCATCTTGCTCTGCTTGAACTACTACTTGATTGTAAAGACCTTCTTTAGTTATAAACAAAGTGTGGGGTTTTCTATTAGTTACTGTATTTCTATATGTTTGGCTAGATTTTTGCATTTCGGCTTCTAACTTTCTTAAAAACCCTAGTAAATTTTTTCCAGCCATTAGAAGTTTTTATATAAATCTAGTACGCGTTTGATATGATCGGGAAAAGCTACGCTACTATCTTGACGAGCAGATTGTGGATTTTGCAGTGTAGCTCCAGCAAGCGTTCGTCTTTCTTTGTATTCGTCTCTTGCATAATATGTTACAAGATCAATTACTGCAAGTTTTAAATCAAGAGGAGTAGATTGATAGCCTGCTCGATACGTAACTTGAACAGCCCCGGGACCTCGTGCCCAGTGTTTTTCTGCCCCAGTAGAAGATATACGAAAAATACTATCAGTATCCATATCTAAGTAATAATCTTCATTTACTGTTAAAGTCTGGTAGGCTGAAGATAAGTTGTCTCTTTCTTCTACAAGACTAACAGAAACTAAAGGAGTTTCTGTTAGCTGTATTATATCTGTACCCCATTTGTGGTGAAAAGTCTCTACTTTATTAACATTATAAAAGTCTAAGAAACTTGTTGCACAATAAGTTTTTACTAATACACTCACTGAAGAAATTAGTCGCTGAAGATTATAGTCATCTTTCGGATTGGAAATTCTTTCCATATCCTTGTATTCTTGTAATGTAATTAAATCTTTAGCCATAAGTATATAAGTAAAAACTTGGGGAGGCGAACCTCCCCACGTTCCAAACCCTGATATTAGGAGAGTTTGATAGCCATACAAGCAGGGTTGTTAGTAGTACCGCCAAACATACGGTCAAAACCGAGTGACTGGCTAGCAACTACCAAGCGACGCTGTTCGCGCACTTCGTAATCCTGCTCAACATTAACGCCGCGGAGACGCGGAATAACAAAGTTAGCAGTGTTAACTGCATAAGCAATGTCATCACCAACAGCATTAGTAGTAGCAAAGTTGTCGGAAATCAGTACGGGCGAGCCATATACTGAACCGATAGCACCAACCAGCTTGGTTGCTACATCAGAACCGACATCCGTGATGTCTGCAAAACCTGCGTCTGCAATCAGGTCATAGTAACGCTCTTGTGAAACGACATACGTGACGTCAGAAGGCGACAGACCAAACTTACCCATACCGGAACGTGCTTCCAGAAGAGCAGCAGCAGTCAAAGAACCTGTAGCAGCAGCAACAGCATTAGCAGTGCTAAGAGTTACTGCAGTAGCAAAGTTTGCAAGACCTCTAATGAGAGGAGTAGTGTTACCGTTCAGAATCATTTCATCTACTGCACGAGCGTGAGCACGGGCAACATTCTCGGTCATCATGGGAAGAAGATTTACAAGAATCTCTTCATCAATGTGATTGTCGAGGAACGTGGTAGAAATCATACGATGAGCGGTAAGTACGATTTGACCTACGTCAAACGTACCTGCAGTACCGGTACCATTTACACCATCATTAGTTACACCAGTCGTAGAACCGGTGAAACGAGCATTCTCACCACCTTGAGAGAAGACAGCCTTTGAGGTGTCACTCTGCAGAGGAAGAATCATAGACTGAGAGTTCATGTTCAGCTCACGGAAAGCTTGTGCCAGACGATACTGGAATTGAACTTCTTTTTCAAGAGCAGTCTGTACGCTAGTAGCGATGTTGGGCTGAGTGCCGGGATTACCTGAGTTGGGGTAGTCCATACCAGCCTTCTCAAGAGTTTCACGACCATACTTGGTGTCCCAACCTTTTTGAGTGAATACACCCAGCATATGGGCATACATCAACTCTTTTGAGTGCTTTTCGAGATCTGCTGAAGAGGCACGGTCAGCGAATACACGCTTAGACTCACGCATCTTATCGAGCTCTTCACTCTTCTCTTCAAGGTCACGCTTATATTGAGCAATAACCTCTGCCATATTGGCATCTTTTTCAGCCAGCTTAGCTTCAACATCGGCCATCAAACGATCGGCGCCTGACTCGACACCAACCTTAATAGCTGTTTGAACTTCAGCTTCTTGCTGAGCTTTGGCTTGGGCTTCTGCCTGGGCCTTCTCAGTGGCTTCTTGTGCTGCCTTCTCATCGGCAGCTTTTTGCTCGGCTTGCTTCATTGCAATTTTAGCAGCAGTTTCCTCTGCTACCTTCTTAGCAAAAGCTTCCAAGTCGACTTCGGGAGTTTTTACTTCTTCCGACATTTTGATCTCCTGTTTAACGGAATTGTCCGCTTCGTCCGGTGTTTCACTAGCTACAGATGATTTTTCATCCTTAGCCAGAGACTGACCGGCTAGATCTACACGATTGGTGAAAGTTTTCTTAAAATCATTGTATTCTTCCATAGAATCAAATGATTTTGCCAGAGAAAAAGTTGCTGCTTGGTTACAAGGTACCGATACAACTGATACTTCGAACAATTCAGCATCCTTAATCTTTAATCCGTCAGTTTCCGTTATATAATCAGCATCCTTGACTCGGAAACCAACAGAAAAAGCTCCAAGAATGCCTTCTTTTACTAATTGCGCCACATGATCTGGCGCAGATTTAGAAATTTTTGCTTTGAGTTCCAGGCCATTTTCTGTCACTTTAAGACCTGTTGCTCTGCCAATCGGCTTATTATAATCGTGATTAAAAAGAATGATTGGATTCTTTTCAAAATTTCGAAGTCCACCTTTTGTCCATGCTTCTGCCATAATGACATCGTTTGCACGATCCTCATCATGAGTACTTGCCATACCGCAGATATGAACGCCTCCGTCTTCATCTTCATGAAGAGCTTTAAAAGTGGACGTAAAATTAAAAACCTTATTTATCATCTTTTTTACTCTCTACTTTCTTAGCAGGTTCTTTTGGAGCTTCTTTTTTAGGCTCTTCTTTTTTAGGCGCTGCTTTCTGCTTGGGAGCAAATACTGATTTATCCATAACTCTAACGGAATGAACAGCAGTTCTCCAGTTATAAAAAGATTTTTGAATTTGCTTAGGAGTTACAGGCTTATCAACAATGTTGCAATAGCTTTTGTAGTCAATATCCTCTGGGAGTCCCCAATCTTTAAATTGCTGTATTAATATCTTATTTACAGCTTGTCTTAATCTGTTTCGTGAAGCCATTAGTCATCATCTCCATTTTCAGTAGGTCGACCACCTTGTGATGGATCTACTGCGCTGCCAGCTATATTTTGAGGTACGCGAATTTCATCTGCATCAGGCAGTTCATCAAAATTCATAGCAACTCTAGCTTCGTTAGGTGTTATAATTCCTGCATTTACAAGGGAAGTGTAAAAAGTTGCTTGGTCTCTCAGCTCAGGCTGTAGAGCAGGAATATCTGTAATATCTTCTCCAATATCAAATCCAAAAAATCGAGAATAAGCTTTATTTGTTTTCTTGACGATAGGAAGAATTGTTTCTAAATAGTACATTCGCATATTTGGACGAATGTTTGCATTATTACCGGAGTCCATAAGTAACGGAGGAACTCCCAATGCTTTTAATATAATCTTTTCATTTTCAGAAATAGCTTGTTGAAAGTCTAATTCTCTAAAATTAATTTTAGAAAGCTCGTCTACTTCAATACCACCATCTAGCACTAAAGGACGCTTGCCACCTGCGTCTGGACGGTATCGTGCTGTCCAAGATTGTATCATTCTTTCTTTATTTTTCTCAGAAAGAGTATTTGGAGATTTAATTACAAGTCCCGGGACTGCGCCGTTTCTAAAAAAGTTATCTTGAAAATCCCGCATACTTCTCATGAGACGCATTGTTCGAAGTGCGGGCTTTAATCTGGATACGCCTCGATAAATAGAATAAAAAGAATTTTCTTTTACGTGAATAATCTCACTTGGAGAAAATTTTTGCTCATTACCGTCAAAGCTGTAATGGTCTATGAAAGTCTTTTTACTTGCATGAATTGTCATCTTACTAGCAGGCAAATGGTATAAATGTACACCATCATAATAAATAAATATATTGCCGTCTAGAATGTAATCAGTAAAAAGATTTCGTCGAAAAGAGGAAATATCTTGAAAAGGGTTTGGCTCTTGGTTAAGTAGCTTTGCTATACGAGAGCCTTTTATTCCTTTTATAACTCCTTGTATGGGCATTTGCTCATGAACAACTGCATCAATTTCAGCACAATCATCTACAAGAATATTTACTCCACGATTTACAATCTCTAAATCTTCGTAGGCTCTTTCGTAACTATACGTATACTCCTTGCTTGGCTCGGTAGTTTTTTCGTAGTATGGCTGTATTGGATTCAGTTTTTCTTCTGTATCCTTTTTTCCAAATCCAAAGTTATACCATGCCATGTTTAGTTCTCTGTATCTCTACCCAATTTTTCTGCTTGTCTGCAGTTGCTAAAGAAGGGTTTCGCCCGTATATACCATGAAGTTGTACATGATGATTATGGCACAGTGTTACGGTATGCTCGTAAAGTTCTGCCCAGTTATCTTCTATGAATTCATCTCGCCAAATGACTATATATTCGTCAATGTAATGCTCTGGGCGAGCTTTTTGTTTTTCTTGTAACCACTTCCTTAAAAGTGGCGTTAACGTATAAAAATGGTGAAAGTCTAGTGTAGTTGATTGACCACAAATATAACATTCAGTGTCTTTTTCGTATAGAGATTTTGCTTTATCTCGTATGTATTTTACAGGGTCTCTTTTTAGCCTTGAACTTTTCTTTCGGGCCTTTTTCATATTTTTATACCAGAATTATATAACGGGAAGGATAATTTGTCAAACATTATTTTTGAAAAGGTGTCTTAAAAACTAGTTGAAGAAGTTTCAAAAGAATATAATCCGTATCGTAAAGCATCTGCCATATGAGATGCCATATTATGCCGAGGTTTTTCTTTTGCTAAGTTAGGATTAGGGTCCCACTGGTATTGATCCAAAGAAGCAATTACTTCTTTGCAGTTCTGATCTACAATAAGTTTATCATTATCCACTATACGTTCAACATGAGCAATTCCATCAAGTACGGATTTTTTAGCATTATTAGTACTTATATCATATTGCTGTGCAAAGTCAAAT